CGTTCTTGTATTCACGAACTAGTATTTGATTCCCCCAAGGGGCTACGTTTGTATAGAAATTCATAATATAGTTATACCACCTTTGTGGTTAAAAGTCAAGTCCAATTATCACGATTCATAAATTTTTTCAGAACATCTTTGAGTATACTTCCACTATGTACTGAATCATATCCAACATGACCAGGCTGTGAATTTATTTCTAAGACATATGGTGGTACTTTTTCTCTATCTTCAGATGTGATTAAATCCACACCAATCCATTTACCACCAATTAATTTATCAACTTTCAAACAAGTCTCTTTTTCTAATTCTGTTAGTTGGAATTTTTCTGGTTTAGAACCTTGATGAACATTACTTCTAAAATCTCCATCTGCAAGTGGTCTTTTCATTGCACCCATGATTTCACCAGCAACCATCATAACACGAATATCAAATTCAATTGGAATAAATTGTTGTAATAACATTCCTCGTTCAGAACCTAATTTATTAATAATTTGTGCAGATGATAATAGTTGAGCTTCATCTTTAATTTTAAGAACACCAACTCCACCAGTTCCTAAGATTGTTTTGAGAACAACTGGAAACTTACCACCAACTCTTTGATGTATATCTTCTAATTTATCTAAGTCATTCACTAATACAGTAAATGGTTGTTTGATATAATCTTGTTCTAGTTTTAAATAAGTATGATACTTATCCCAACAAATGTTATGAACTGTCATTGGATTAAGAACTTTAACCCCATTGATTGTAAGTTCACGATAAAAGTTTTGCCAACTTGGAAAGTCATTTGATTTTGACCTATTGAACACAATAGTATCATCATCTATTTCAAATTCATTATCCTCTTTATCACATATAAAAAGTTTACTATCTTTTTTAAGGATATATGCTTCTTCTATTTTTGCTTTAAATCCAGTTAATCCTAACTCTTTACCAAATGATAACATCTTATCTGCAAGTGGGTCAGTCTCTTCTTTTGAATCATCACCAACATTACTAGGGTCATTGTAAATTACAACAAACCGATAAGGTTTCTCTGGAGCTTGTTCTTGGATATATTGACTCAGAGAAACGATACCTTGTGGTTCAACTCTTGATGCAGAACTCAACATTATTTTTAGTCCTTAAAAGTTTCTGGAAAATACTTATTAAGCATTTCTAACCTATCATCAGCAGATGCAAGTTTATCTAACTCTGCAATTACTGCTTCTGTTACGTCTGAATGTTCACCAATACCAGCAGGCATTGTTTGGTAAACTTTAATATTTGCAAGGTGTACTGCAACTTCACCTTCTGCTTGTTTTCTTGCAGCTTCAATAATATAATCGCCTGGTTTCATTTTATCCTTCTTTCTTTTTTCCAATATTGTACTTAGTTTCCAATGACCATTCGTTTTTCTCTTTAAAACTAATGACCTTAATTTGTGATAAGGGAGCAGCTTCTACGTCACACTCTTTTATCACCTTTACCAATCCCCAATCTGTTAATAGATTAGCGATTGTATTCCGTCTTGCGATATCGTTTTCTGAAATGTTTGTATCCTTACCGTCTAGTGCAAATAGTTCTTTAAAATGCACTATGTAATATTTACCTTGTTTATGTAAAATATGGCAGGATTGAAACAGAGTTTTGTTTTTTCTTGATGCAACACCAATGCGAGAAAGCGTTTCACGAACTTTTAGAAAGTCATCTGGTTCTTTTAGACCCACCTCAAGCATTTTGTCTGGTTTCCATAAAGTATCATTCATTTTTTCCACCTTTGTTCAATTTTGTTTTTATATAGGCGATTTGTTCATCATTTAGTATGTTCAATGCAGACTTTGCTTTTTCATTATTATAACCAAAGAATTCTTTAACACATTCTAAATTTTTAGTCTTACTCGCCTTCATCCAAGGAGCATATCTATTCTGCTTCCTTAGACTATTTAGTAAAAAATCATATTGAAGTTTTGAGTCCAAATGATGGTGGAAATTCATTTCATTGACCAACATGATAGTATCATTGAATGGTGCTAGACATTTGTTCATAATGAATGATGAGTACTTTTTTTCGTACATAGGGTCATCACCATCCATCAAATTTTCTTTGGTATTATTAATTGACTTTAAGTATACTTTAAGTTCATATGCCATTACTTGAACTTTACTTGAGACATTAACTCTGTCATACAGGCTAATAGATTGATTTCTTGGTCTGCGACAAAGGCGGATTTGTAACTATAGTCAGCAAGTATAACAACAGCATGGGGGATAGTAGAAGGCACCAAAGAATCATAAAGGGAATCATACAACCTACGATAAATACGGCTTGGGTCATTATCAAGATTGTTGACAATCCATCTACGAACATTGGTAAACTCTTTACCTTTAAGAAATGTAAGAAGTTCTTTGATTGAGTTTTCAGATAAGTTAACGAGTATTCCAGCATCAATTTTCCCACTTGCACTGTATCGTTGCAATTCATTCAGAACCCTTCTCCAATCTGGAAAGAACTTTTGAATAAGTGATGCAACTACTTTTTTATCATAGTGTATTTGCTCATTATTTAGGATTACTTCACACCTATTCATAAAGTCCATTGCAAGTTGTGGTTTCTCTTCATTAGGAATACGAAACTCAATACTTGAACAACGACTATGCAAAGGTTCAATGATACGGTTCTTGAAGTTACAAGTAAGAATGAACCCACAGTTTTTACTAAACTCTTCTATAAACCCACGCAATGCAGGCTGTGTAGATTGAGGATTTAGATAATCTGCTTCATCAAGAATAACATATTTACGATTACCATCCATAGAGACAGTACTTGCAAAGTTCTTGATTTTGTTTCGTAGTACATCAATACCAGATTCCTCAGAACCGTTAATCATCATGTAGGTACAACCAAGTTCCTCTAACATCGCTTTCGCAACTGTAGTTTTACCACAACCAGCAGAACCAGATAGTAGTAAGTTAGGACAGTGTTTGTTATCTACAAATTGTTGAAATGTTTGTTTCAACTCAAATGGAAGTATTGCATCCCCAATAGTCTGTGGACGATACTTCTCTACCCATAATATTTCATTCATAAAGTTTTCCCTCAAGCGGCTTCAAGTGCAATAAAGTATTCTACATTCTTATTAAGATTCTTGAAGTTAGAAATACCTTTGTGAGATACTTGTACTTCATAATCACCAGAAAGTAATTTCAAGTTTTCAACTTTAAAATAGAACTTCTGGTCTTGTACTTCACTCTTTCCTTCAAGAGCAACACTGAAACTATTTGAGGTATCGTTTTTTCTATCGGAAACCCTTATACTCATATTACCTTCACCATCAACATCTACAACCATATCTGGAACACCTAGTACAGATGATGCTTTCAATACTTGATTGAATACACTCTGTTTAAGTGTGAATACAGCAGATGCATCAGGCATTGTAATATCAGACTTTGGGGTAGTTACTACAGTTGGGTCACTATAGAAATAGTTCAAAGATTGTCCACCTTGGGATATCTTCACACTATTATCACCAAACTCTAGGTCTGGGTCATCAAACAACGACATTGCAGATAAGAATTCATTCAAATCATAGATTGCAAATTCCTTTTCAAAAGTATCTGGTAGAGTTGCTTTCGATACAATGTTCTTCATTTGAGACATTGTTGCAATCTGATTACCAGACGTTACCAATAGATTAGCGTTGATTGTCGAATAGTTCTTCAACACTTCTCTAGTATCATTACTAAGTTTCATATTAACTTTTCTCCTTATCGTGATTATGTAATGCTATTATACCATAGTGGATTACTTTAAGCAAGTCTTTTCTTGCATCTTCTCTACTACCTTTTTTACCGTAGCGTTGAAGATACTTCATGCAATTACCAATACAAAATCCTTTACCATGACCAGAGTCAAGGATGAATTCAGTTGCTTGGAATTTACTTAGGGAGTAATGCTGATTATATGTTGCATCAATATATTCAGCGAGTTCTTTGAGAATCCTATCTTCTGCATATTTGTATTCAATTACATTTTCTGCAATAACAGGCTCTTTTTCTTTTTGAAATATTTTCACTTCTTCTCCATAATATAATATAGGGTGGAGAGGGGATGAACCCCTCTCCGATTTTACTTAAGCTCGTGCAGAGTAAGAATAGTCTGTTCCTAGAACAGATTTCAAACCAGCAGCGATAATACCTTTAGATGGTTCACCGATTCTATACGCTTTACCTTTTGGGGTGTTATTCGTATAGATACAATAACCTTCATTTCTTAGGGTATCAATCATAGCTCTTGGTGATGTTAAGTCAAACTTTGTTCTCAAAGTCTTCCATAATACATTGTCACCTTTTTGTAGAAGGTTAATTACCTTCTGTCTTTTAGACATTTTAGGTCTACTCATAATATATTCTCCTTTTATCATGATTTAATAATTGACTATAACATAAAAGAAAGGCAATGTCAAGTCACCTTTCAGTATTTCTACCAATTACTTGATAGCAATTTGTTGAGGTTTTTTCTCCTCTGGTACAATTCTCTCTAATGAGATTGTTAACATCCCATCTTTAAGTTCTGCACCGTTTACTACGATATCATCTGCAAGTGTAAACTTTCTTGTAAAGTTTCTAGCAGAAATACCTTTGTAAAGAGTGTACTCATCAGTTGTATCAGTGTCTTTATCCTTCACTGAT